ATAAATAAAAACAAAAAGTCTTTGATAAAATGTCAGCAATTATAACTGATCAACTGCGTATATTAAACTCGGAAAATTTTGTAGCGGGTATAGCATCAACTACGAACAGTTATTATGCGTGGATTGGTCTTCCTAATCCAGAAGATTTTCAATCCGATTGGAGCGAAAATCCACCATCACCAAAGGATTCTTTTAGTGAAGAGAATGATTATTGGGATACAATGATTGCTCTGAAAAAGTTAAATTCGGATGATATTGCAAGAGTTGTAAGAAAGATAACTTGGTCATCGGGCACTACGTATGAAATGTATCGTGATGATTATTCACGATCAAACTTATCGCCACAAACTAGTTCAACTAATTTGTATGATACGAATTATTATGTGATGAATAGAGACTTCAGAGTCTATATTTGTTTACAAAATGGAACTAATCCAGAAAACTCCTCTGGAAGACCCTCTCTTGATGAACCTTTATTTACGGATTTAGAACCAAGATCCGCTGGTGCATCTGGAGATGGATATGTTTGGAAGTATCTTTTTACAATCAATCCAAATAGTATAATTAAATTTGATTCAACAAACTTTATTCCGTTACCTCAAGACTGGTTAACTAATAATGATGTAGCTGCTGTCAGAAATAATGCCGCAACTAGTGGACAATTGAAAATTGTCACAATTACAAATCGTGGTGTTGGTTATGGAACTGCTGCAACCTATAATAATGTTCCAATAAAAGGTGATGGAAGTGGTGGTAGATGTTCTGTTGTTGTTAATGCTGCTGGTAAAATTGATTCGGTTGAGATTACTAATGGTGGATCTAACTACACATTTGGTACAGTTGGTTTAGGAGATGTTGGATTAGCTAATCCATCAGGTTCTACGGATGCTTCTTTCAATGTAATTATCCCACCTCAAGATGGTCACGGTGCAGACATTTATCGAGAACTTGGTGCGAATCGAGTTTTAATATATTCTAGATTAGAAAATGATGTATCTAATCCAGATTTTATTACAGGAAACCAATTTTCTCGTGTGGGCCTTTGTCGAGATCCTCTTGCATTTGGATCGGAAAATAAATTAACTTCTCAAAAAGCGAGTGCGGTTTACGCATTAAAATTAATTGGTGCTGGATCAACAACAACAACATTTACTCCTGATGCTGAGGTCACTCAAGAGATTGGTATTGGATCAACTGCTGTTGGTCGAGTTATAAATTATGATTCAACTACAGGAGTTTTAAAATATTGGCAAGATCGTAGACTTGCAATATCAACTGACGGAACCGCACCCACATACGGATTTGAATTGTTTAGATTTAATGCTGATCCTGCTATAGGTGCTGGAACAACTATATTTGGCGGAACTAATAACCTAAATATAGATACTAATTTCGGAACCTCCTTACAGCCTGGGTTTTCTACCTCAATAAATAATAGGACTGTCAATTTGGGAATGAGTTTTGTAAAAGGTGTTGCAAATCCCGAAGTTGAAAAATATAGTGGTGACATTATATACGTTGATAACAGAGCCGCTGTGACTCGTAGTTCTCAACAAAAAGAGGATATTAAGATCGTACTGGAATTTTAAGAAATCATGCCACAAGAAACTAATCTGAACGTCAGCCCATACTTTGACGATTTTGATAAAAATAAAAATTTTCATAAAGTTCTTTTTAAGCCAGGATCACCAGTTCAGGCTCGTGAGTTAAGCACTCTACAATCAATTTTACAAAATCAAATTGAACAATTTGGAACTCACTTTTTTAAAGAGGGTTCAATGGTCATACCAGGCAACTTAACTTATAGTAAGTATCCATGTGTTCAGATTGAAGATAGATTTCTTGGTATTCCAGTATCTTTTTATACAGATCAATTAGTTGGGTTAAAAATAACAGGTTCAAGATCAGGTGTAACTGCAACAATCGTAAATATTTTATCAAAAGGCGAATCTCAAAGAAATAATTTAACTCTTTATGTTAGATATCGAGAATCTGGTGACAATTTTAGTCGTCAACAATTTCTTAGTGGCGAAAGTTTAATTGCAAATAAAGACATAGTTTATGGAGCAAGTGTTATTGCTGCGAATGAGCCATTTGCAAATACTCTATCTGTTGCAGCAACATCCACTGGGACTGCAATGTCAATTGGAGAGGGTATATACTTCATTAGAGGAAATTTTGTTCAGGTTAATGATCAAACATTAATTCTTGAACAGTATGGCACCCGTCCCACATATCGTATCGGACTTGATATTTTAGAAGATTTTGTTAGTGCTGATGAGGATCCATCTTTAAATGATAATGCATCAGGATTTACAAATTTCGCAGCACCTGGCGCAGATCGTTTTAGAATTAGAGTTAGATTAAATAAAAAAAGAATTAACGACAAAAATGATCAAAATTTTATAGAACTCTCTAGAGTTGTAAATGGTGTATTACAATCATTTGCAAAAGAGACACAATATAATTTAATCAATGATGCTTTAGCGCAAAGAACATTTGATGAGTCTGGAGATTATTACATTAGACCTTTTGAAGTATTTGCAAAAGAATCACTGAACGATCAGATTGGAAATAAGGGAGTTTATACGTCAGGACAAAAAACATCTCAAGGTAGCGTACCTTCAGATAAATTGCTTACATTTCAGGTTTCACCTGGCATGGCATATGTGAAAGGATATAAAATTGAAAGAATTGCAAGTTCCTTTATTGATGTTTTAAAGCCAAGAACAACAAAAAAAATTGAGCAGGAAGCTGTAACTTACAGAACAGGTGATCCTTTATTTGTAAATAATATTTTTGGATCACCCAGTTTAGGAATTGGAACCACTGCAACCATAGCATTACTTGATAAAAGAAGAGGTGGTGGTGGCAGTGAGATTGGACTCGCAAGATTATATGATTTTAAAGCACAATCTGGAAGTTTTGTAGATCCGAGCACTCAATTTGAAACTCGTTTATTTGATATTAAAACATTTACAAATGTTAAAGTTGGAACTGCAATTACCTCTGTAACTCTTGGAACTCACATCCAAGGTGTAAGAAGTGGTGCGACAGGTTTTGTAAGATCAGATGGAACCAACGTAACTGATCTAAGTTTAATTGATGTAAATGGTTCATTTTTAAAAGATGAATCAATATTAATTAATGGTGTTCAAAATGGAAGAGTTCTCACTAAAGTTGATAACTTTACATTTAATGATGTTAAATCATTAAAGAGTGCAGTTGGTGTTTCTACCTTTGAGGCTGATCTTTTACTTAATAATGCAGTTAGACTTAGTAGTCTTGCAGCTGGAAACTTTAGATTAAGTAATACGGCTGGAAATGCTGGTATTATTACCGCAAGTGGACAAAATTTTGCTGGTATCATTACATCAAATAATATTATAAGTTATACTGTCCCTGGCGAAAGACTTCCTAGATTTAATAGAATTGTAGGAGTTTCTACCGACGGAGATGAAATTAATGTTGTTGGCGTTGCGTCTGTCTCTAATATATGTAATGGTGGAGTATCTGATGGTTTAATTTCAGGTTCAGTAGATGTAAATGATCTTGTTCTTCGATCACCCTCATTTAGAGTTGGTTCAAACAGTTTAGTAACACCCGTAAGTCGTGGAAATATTGATGATCTTGATGTTACCAATACGACAATTCAATTAAGAAAACAATTCAGTGATATTACAGTTGCAAATAATCAATTTACATCTCCCGATGCTGGTAAAGATTTATTCTTCCAACCATTTGATGAGGAAAGGTATTTCGTATCATATGATGATGGATCAGTTGAACCTTTAAAAGAAAGTCAAGTTGAAATTGCTGCTGATAAAAAAACAGTTACATTTGTAAGATTAAGTAAAGCCATAGGAAAGGCAAATCTATTTGCAACTGTTCTTAAATCAAAAGTAGTAACTAAACAGAAAAAATTACAGGATTCAAATGTATTAGTTGTTAGTGGATCATCCCTAGCAGCTTCTGGTATTGGGACGAACACATTAAATGATGGTTTAATAACAAGTAATGTATTTGGAACAAGAGTTCAGGATAGTAAAATTTCTCTTAATTTTCCAGATGTTTGTGATTTAGTTGCAGTTATTGAGTCAAACGACGCTGGAGATCCAGATCTACCCACCATAACTTTAACAACTTATGATGGCCCTAGTGGAAATAATTCAGATTTAGTGATTGGAGAAAAAGTCACTGGTTCGGCAAGTAATGCGGTTGGATTAATTGTTGAGAAACCAGACTTAACAACTTTAGGAATTGCTCCCCTGAATCAAAATATTTTTGAGATTGGTGAAAAAATTACAACTGAAAAATCAGAAGTAACTGCTATAGTGAATGAAACCACTAGTGGGGATCGTAATATTACAAATCAATTTTCATTAACCACAAATATTAAACCAACTTACTATGATTTTTCATATATTCAAAGAAAGAAAAATTTTGAAGCGCCAACCAATAGATTAAAAATAGTATTTAAAAACTTTTTTGTAACATCGGATGATGTGGGTGATTTCTTTACAGCATCAAGTTACCCAAATGGATCGGAAAGATTGGTTCCAATTGATAGATCATTTGGTATTCCAACGAGTGATTTAATTGATATTCGTCCTAGAGTTGCTCAATATAATACATCATCAACTATATCACCATTCGATTTCAGATCTAGAGCATTTGAATCACAGGAAAATAGTGTTCCAAATCCTTTAGTCCCCGATGAAACTCTGATTGTAAGTTATGATTATTTCTTACCTAGAAAAGATAAACTATTTCTTACTAAAAACGGTGAATTTAATTATTTACTAGGTGTTCCCTCTGATGATCCAAAACCACCAAGACCAATTAATGATGCGATAGAAATTGCTAGTGTTTCGTTGCCTGCGTTCGTAAAAGATACTAGTAAAATTAAAATTGTAAGATCAAAACATAAACGTTTTAGGATGTCAGACATTGGCAGACTAGAGAAAAGACTTGAACAGGTTGAATATTATACTGCACTTTCTCTTCTTGAGCAGGACACATCAAATTTACAAATTACAGATGCAAACGGTTTAAATCGATTTAAATCTGGATTTTTTGTGGATAATTTTAAGAAACACGAAGCTCATCAAATCGGGCATCCAGATTTTTCTGCAAGTATAGATGCAGCAAATGGATATTTAAGACCAGGCCATTACACAACTTGTTTAGATTTAGTTGTGGGTTCAAAATCATTAATTGGAATTGGTCAGGCTGCAAATCCAGCATTAGATGTTAATTTTGTAACTGATCTTGATGGTACAAATGTTAGAAAAACAGGTAGACTTTTAACTTTAGATTATACAGAAACAGTATTTGTAGAACAAATTTATGCATCAAGAACTGAAAATGTTCAACCTTATCTAATTGTATTTTATCAAGGAAATATTAAATTAACTCCAGACTCAGATACTTGGACAGATACAAAAAGACTTAGTGCAAATTTAATTAATGAAACTGGAGCATATGATGCTGCAGTTTCTGATTTGGGAATTAATGTTCAAACTGGATTCAGTGAGGTTGATTGGGCTGGATGGCAAACAGATTTTATTGGTGAAACAGTTAAAGATACATTTACCGAATCAAATCAAACTAACTTAGGTACATTAACTATTTCAGAAGCTAATAACGTAGCTGTACAACAAAATTTAACAAACACCATTCCTCAACAAGGTTCAAATTTTTCAGGTGACGACCTTATTAATGATACCGCAATTGTTACCAATACAACATTTCAAGATGTTGAAGTGGGTACGCATTCATCAAGACAAGGTGTTCAATATAATGTTAAACCAGTTGTTACATCGACATCGTTAGGAGATAAGATTGTAAGTCGTGATATTATTCCTTTCATGAGAGCTAGGAATATTGAAATTGTGACTACTCGCATGAAACCTAAGACACGTTTTTATGCGTTTTTTGATAATATTGATGTTACAAAATTTACAACACCAAAACTACTTGAAATTGAAATGATAAGTGGTGTTTTTCAAGCTGGAGAAACAGTTCAAGCTCCTTGCGAATTAAGAACTACATTTTCATTTAGACTTGCTGCAGCCAATCATAAAGAGGGGCCATATAATGCGCCAACAAAAACACTTACTTTAAATCCATATACACCAGCAGCTGGCATTCCAGATTCATATTCAACTTCATCTACAATTTTAAATATAGACACGTTTAGTCTTGCAAATCAAGTTCAAGGTGAATTTTTTGGAAAGGCTCACAAAGGTGTTCATCTTGTTGGACAAACAAGTGGGGCTGAATGTAAAGTAAAAGATGTCAGATTAATTAGTGATTCCATTGGAACATTAACTGCTTGTTTTAATATACCAGATCCGAATGTTGATGCAAATCCTAGATTTGAAACTGGTACAAAAACTATTAGATTAACCACAAGTCCAGTAAACGCAACTCGTGGTGGATCAGTCACAGGAGTAGCTGAAGCTAATTTTGCGGCTGCTGGTTCACTAGAGACACAACAAGAAACTATTTTAAGCACTAAAGTTCCACAAATTGAAAGGATAAATCAAGAACAAAGAAGAGTTATTAATAATAGAATTACAAGACAAGTTTCTACTAACCAAGCACTCACAGGTATCAGAAATGTTGTTGAAACACAAATACAAATTGAAACACAAATAGAAGAAGTTGAAGTAATTAGAGAGGTAGAAGTAGAAGTAATTAGAGAAGTAGAGGTTGAAAGAGAAGTGATTAGAGAAGTTGAAGTTGAAAAAGAGGTATTTGTAGATCGAGAGGTATTTGTGGATCGATTTATTGAAGTTCCATCGGAACCAATAATTCGTTTTGTAGATCGATTTATTCCAATAGAACCAGAATCAACTGATGTGGGTATTTTTCAAGCGGATCCAGAACCAGTAGTAGCAGTAGAAATACCAGAAGAAGAACCAGATTTTGATGATGACGATGACGAATTTGCCGAAAATTGGGATGGTGATCAGGATGAAGATGATGATCCATTGGGACAAACATTTACCGTTAATGATAGCAGTGGTGTTTTCATTACTTCGGTTGACTGTTTCTTCCAAACAAAAGATGAAGAATTACCTATTGTATTACAGGTTAGAACTGTTGAGACTGGATTGCCTTCAACTAAAGTATTACCATTTAGTGTTGTCGTTGTAGATCCAGCCGACGTAAATGTATCAGAGGATGCATCAGTACCAACCACCTTTACATTTGATTCTCCAGTTTATCTGCAAGGTGAAACACGATATGCTCTAGTTTTAATATCAGCTTCAGAAAATTATAACGCTTGGATATCAAGAATGGGTGAGATAGATATATCTACAGTTGGATTAGCAGATAATCAACAAGTGGTTATTAGTCAACAACCTTCTTTAGGATCTCTATTTAAATCTCAAAACGGTGTAACTTGGGATCCAAGTCAATTTGAAGACTTGAAGTTCACAATTCGTAAAGCTGTGTTTAATATGAACGCAGGCACATCTAGATTCTATAGTCCAGAGTTATCTTTTGGAAATGATCAAATAATTACATTACCAGATAATTCAATTCAATCTTTATCAAGAAAGGCAGTTATTGGATTAGGAGCAACGATAGGTGGTGATACATCTCCAGTTGCAGCTGGATTAGTTCCTGGCGTCACAATTTCTCAATTTGGAAATCTAAACGCATCTGCAACTTTGACTGATATTACTGGTATCGCAACAGTCATGGATACAAGTGGAAGTGGTCATCATGATGTAACTATCATAAATCCTGGCGATGGTTATGAACCATCTAATGATATTAAGACATATTCAGATATTCCAATGGTTACTCTAACTGGAGAGGGAAGTGGAATTATTGGAAATGTAACTGTTGTAAATGGCGCAATTGGTGTTGTTACATTTTCAAATGGTGGTAAAAATTATGCAGTTGGTGACACTCTTGGAATTGGAACATTAGGAACTGGAAATGCAAGTGCTGGTAGTGGTGCTGTTTTATCAGTTGGGTTAGTAACTTCATTTAATAGTATCAGAGTTGATAACATTCAAGGTTCATTTAACACAGGTATTGGAACAGTTGGATTTAATAATGGATCTCAAGTTCTTGGATTAGACGGAACAACCGTAGGAAGTGCTGTAACAATTTCAACAATTGATATTGATCCAAATAATGATGGATTGCACTTTAAAGTTGATCATCGAGCTCATGGATTACACTCATTTAATAATCTAGTTAAGATTAATGGAGTTACATCTGATGTTCCATTAGCAAAACTCACTGCTGATTATCCAACTGATTCTCTATCAGATATTCCTGTAACCTCATCATCTAACTTTGCAACCTTTGAGGGAGTTGGAGTTGGAACAACAAATCATGGTTATGCAATTATTGGTGATGAAATTATATCTTACACTGGTGTTGCTGATGGATCAATAACAGGTATCACAACTAGAGGTATTGATGGTACGGTTAAATCAAGTTATTCAACTGGCGATAATATTAGAAAATATGAATTCTCTGGAGTTTCTCTCCGAAGAATTAATAAAACACATGATATGAATAGCCCATCAGCAACTATTTCAAATCCAAAAGATTTAGATTTTTATCATATCAAACTTGATATGAATAGTAATGGTGAGGATAGAGACGGTGGATCATTACCAAATCGTTTCTTCTCAACAACAAAACGTGGTGGTGGAGCAAACATAACCGCATCACAAAATGTTCAGTTTGAAACAATTACACCAATTGTTCAAACCATGACACCTAATGGAACTGCTCTCGGTAGTAGAGTTAGGACAACTTCTGCAACAAGTATTAATGGTGATGAAACATCATTTGTTGATCAGGGATTTGAATCAATTTCGATTGATGAACAAAATCATTTTGAAACTCCTCGAATGATTGCATCTAAAGTTAATGAAGATCGTCAATTAACTAATCTACCTGGCAATAAATCATTAACACTCGAAGCAATATTGGTAACTAATGATCCAAACGTATCACCTGTAATTGATTTAGATAGAGTTGCTATGGTATTGACCTCAAATCGATTAAATAGTCCAGTCTCAAACTTTGCAAGTGATTCTAGAGTTAATAAAACTGGACAGGATCCTGTAGCATCATCCTATGTTTCCAAACTTGTGAGATTAGATAATCCAGCGACGAATCTTACAGTTCAATTCGCCTCTTATCGAAGACATGAATCTGATATTCGTGTATTATTTAAGACAATTGCTGAAGGATCAACTGAGAATAGTATTGATAAAGACTTTGAGCTATTCCCTGGCTTTGATAACATTAATCAGTTCGGTAACATCATTAACGTATCAAACAATAATGGAAAACCTGATGATAAAGTAACACCTTCAGTTGGTTTGGAGTTTAAAGATTATACATTCTCAATTGATGATTTACCACCATTTACTAAATTCCAAATTAAAATTGATATGGTTGGAACAAATCAGGCACAACCACCACTTATCAAAGAACTTAGAGCAATCGCCTTAGCATAATATGAGTAAATACATTCCAGTTGAAGGTAAATTTGGTCTCTATCGAGATGAAGATTCAACAGCAATTGTCAATCGAGACAAAAAATCTTATCTTTCGTATATGCAAAAAAAGAAAATTATGGAAAATAAGAATAGTGAGTTAGATCAAATGAAAAAAGATCTTGATAATGTAAAGGGTGAACTAGGTGAAATTAAGGGTCTTTTATCTAGTCTCGTTCAAAAACTAAATAATTAGAAAAATGGCACAACAGGTAATCACATTTGATCCAGATGTTGCTGTTCCAATGGGTGTAAATTTGACCATATTTTCTGGTGCTGATTTTAACACTACTTTTACAATCAAAACCTCGGCTGGTTCAAGTATAAATTTTACTAACTATACTGGATCAAGCAATATGAAAAAATCCGTGATAGGAACTGCAAATACTTTTGGTGTAACACTCGGAGATACAGATGGAAAGGTCACATTATCAATGGGTTCTACAACCACCAGAAGTTTAGCTGAGGGTAGATATCTATATGATGTCAATGTGAGTTCTGGTTCCACTTTCTTTAAAATTATAGAAGGCAACGTGCTTGTCAGATCAGGTATTTCAACTTAGGGGTGAAGAATGGCTCAACCAAGTTCAAGACAAGGTTTAATAGATTACGCAAAGAGACAGCTTGGTTTTCCTGTCTTAGAAATTAATGTCGCAGATGAACAATTTTCAGATCTGTTAGATGATGCTGTTCAGGTGTATCAGGAGAGACATTATGATGGTATCACAAGAATGTATTTAAAATATAAGATTACACAAGATGATATTGATAGAGGTCAGGCGAGAGGAGGGAATACAACTTTAGGAATTACAACAACGACTGCAACATCAACAGTTGGTTTATCCACATCTTTTGATCTTGAGGAAAATTCAAATTATATTCAGATGCCTCCATCTGTAATCGGAGTAAATCAAATATTTAAAATTAGATCAGACACAGTTTATGATGGTCTCTTTAATATTCGATATCAATTATTTTTAAATGATCTATATGCTTTCGGATCTGTTGATCTTCTACAGTATTCAATGGTTCAAACTTATCTTGAGGATATTAGTTTCTTATTAAATCCAGATATGAGATATCGATTTAATATTCGTCAAGATCGTTTATATATTGATGCTGATTTCGGTGTTTTAAATAAGGATGATTTCTTTGTGATTGATTGTTTTAGAATTTTAGATCCAAATGATTTTACAAGAGTGTATAATGATCCATTCTTGAAAAGATATTTTACTGCATTATGCAAAAAACAATGGGGACAAAATTTAATTAAATTCCAAGGAGTTCAATTACCTGGCGGTATTCAACTCAATGGTCGTCAAATTTACGATGATGGTGTTCGAGAGTTAGATGAACTTAGAGCTAAGATGTCTAGTGATTATGAAATGCCTCCATTAGATATGATTGGATAATGTTAAATCCGTTTTTCCTACAGGGTTCTGAATCGGAACAAGGCTTAGTACAAGACTTAATTAACGAACAATTAAGAATGTACGGACAGGAGTGTCATTACATTCCTCGAAAACTTGTTACATCAAGAACAATTATGAGAGAGGTGACTGAATCAAGATTTGATCAGGCATTTCCTCTTGAAGCATATCTTATGAATGTTGATGGATATGCTGGTCAGGGTGATATATTAACAAAATTTGGAATTCGAGTTACCACCGAGGCGACTTTTGTAATTTCAAGAGAAAGATTTGAGGAATCAATCGCACCTTTCCTAGAACAACAGGAGGATGATTATGAGGTGTCAAATCGACCAAGAGAGGGTGATTTGATATTTGCACCTCTTGGTAAAAAATTATTTGAGATTAAGTATGTTGAATTTGAGAAACCAAATTATCAGTTAAGAAAAAATTATACATATCAACTTACATGTGAAGTATTTGAATATGAGGATGAAGTTATTGATACAAACGTTGAAAAAATTGATAAGGTTGTACAGACAGATGGTTACTCTGCAAGATTGATTCTTGCTGGTATCGGTAGCACTGCAACTGCAAACACCACCTTAGCATTTGGTGCGGTTCAACAAATCTTCTTACAGAATGATGGATTTGGATATGCGGCTGCACCCACAATTGGAATCACCACATCAACGGGAACGGATGCAACAGCTGTTGCAATTATGACAGAGAGATCTGGTATTGCAACCGCCAAATCTATTGACAGAATTCTTTTAATCAATCCTGGCAGTGGATACATCGGAATACCCACTATAACCGTGCCAGGCACTGGTATAGCAACCGCTGGCGTGTCAACACAGGGTTCAATAGGTATAGTTACAATAACCAGTGGAGGATTCGGATATACCACAACTCCAAGTGTTGCGATTGGAACTGCTCCTGAAGGTGGAGTCAATGCAACTGCTGAGGCTGTGATGGTCGGAGGAACAATTAGATCCATTAGAATTAGTAACGCTGGTACTGGATATACCGTTGCGCCAGCGATTACAATTGGTGTTGCATCAACTATCGCGGATGGTAATTACATCTTCAATGAAATTGTTCAGGTATCATCAAGTTCCGCTGAGACTGCAAGAGTTAAGGTGTGGGATTCAAGTTCTAGAACTCTTGATATTAGTATGCTCACTGCAATGGAATTTCAAGTTGGGGAAAAAATCAAGGGTCTTGAATCTGGTGCGGAATACATCATCGAATCTGTGAGTTATGATCAACCAAATAGTTATCCGAATGATGAGTTTCAAGCGAATCAATATAATGATAATGCCAACTTTGAGTCTGAGGCGGATGCAATTTTAGACTTCTCAGAGGGTAATCCGTTCGGAACATTCTAAATAGTTAAAAAATAATGATATGTTAGGAACTTACTTCTATCATGAAATATTAAGAAAGACGGTTATCGGTTTCGGAACCCTCTTTAATAATATTAATATTCGACACAAAGATGCGAGTGGAACAAATGTTAGCGTCTTAAAAGTTCCGTTGGCGTATGGGCCAATGCAGAAATTTTTGGCAAGAATTCAACAACAACCAGATCTAGAAAGGGAAGTTGCAATTACTCTTCCTCGATTATCCTTTGAGATGCAGGGATTACAATATGATCCGACTCGTAAAACTGGAATTGCACAAACCTTTCTTACAAAAAATGGATCAAATGCGAAGAAAGTTTACATGCCTGTTCCATATAATGTTGGATTTGAACTTAGTATTATGGCTAAACTAAGTGATGATGCTCTACAGATACTAGAACAAATACTTCCATATTTTCAACCGTCATTTAATATTACAGTTAATTTAATAAGTTCGATTGGTGAGAAGAAAGATATTCCGATTGTTTTAGAAAGTATCAACTATAGTGATCAGTATGAGGGTGGATTTGATAGTCGTAGAGTCATAGTTTATACCTTATCATTTACCGCAAAAACTTATCTCTTTGGCCCTGTTGCAGATAATCCAGAGGGTCTTATTAAGAAAGTTGATGTTGATTACTACACCAGCACCAACACTGTTACCGCGAGACGTAATATTCGATATAGTGCAACACCAACTGCGAAGAAAAATTATGATGAGGATGAGGCAACCGTCGTTAACGGTGCGATAGATGCAGATGTTACATCCTTCAAGGTAAGTGCAACCACTGATTTAAGTGCAAATGATCGTATTATTGTTGATACTGAGATTATGTTAATTAGAAGTATCAGTGGTCAAAACATAACTGTATTCCGTGGTCATGATAATACAATTGCTGCAAAACATGAGCACAACGCAAAGATTGGTGTTCTCAGTGCAGTTGATAATGCAGCCATTGAATTTGGTGATGATTTCGGATTTGATGAAATGACATCATTCTTTGCTGATGGTAAAACATCAAGTCCATCTCAAGGTATAGACATCTAGGAGAGTTATGAAAAATTTTGATTCGATTGAGGAAGCACTTAATGTTGATACTGAGGTCGTTGAAACTAATATTGAACCTCGAAAGAATCAACTTGAAAAAACTGATAAAAATGATTCGAGTAAAGATTATGAATATAGTCGTGCTCAATTATACTCTCTTGTAGAAAAAGGACAGGAGGCGGTGAATGGTATATTAGAATTAGCTCAGGAATCAGATTCCGCAAGAGCATATGAAGTTGCCGCAACCACAATCAAAGCAGTTGCAGATACAACGGACAAACTGATTGATCTTCAACAGAAGATGAAAGATCTTGAACAAGATCCAAACAAAGGCCCTACAAACGTTACAAATGCATTATTTGTTGGTTCAACGGCAGAGTTGTCAAAGTTAATTAAGAATCAAAAAAATGAAAGTGACAAGTAGACTACAATATAAATATATCTGAAGATCCTATTCGTTCTATGGCTAAGAAGTGTCCGCCAGGCAAATATTACTGCTTTGATGAGAAAAAATGTAAGAAGATTCCTCGTGGGTATCGTATCGGTGCTCGTGGATATCTTGCGAGAGAAAAAGAAGATGATTCAGAGGATTCTAAAAAGAACGGAGGAAATGGAAATGGTAGCAATGGCAGTAATGGTAATGGCAATGGCGCTAATGGGAATGGCGGTGGCAATGGTGGATCCAACGGTGGAGGAATGAGCGAATCAGCAAATCCTCGTATTCCAAGAAAGAAAGGACAACCAGCAAAATCTAAAAAACACTCTGACTTATATACTGATGAAGATCCTAAAGGAACTATTCATGGACTTGGTTTCAAGGATGTTGCAAAGGCGAAGGCATCTGTCTCAAAGATCAGGAATTCTTCTCGATCACATGCTCATAAGATTCAAGCGGCGGTTGCTATGGAACAAAGGGCGAGAGAGATGGGTAAGACCTCTGAAGCAGCGGTCTATCGAAAGTACATCAACTCGATGAAGAAAAAAACAAAGAAAATGAATGAGGCAGCAAACCCTGCACAACAGGCTGCGATTGCAATAGATATGAAAAAGAAAGGTAAGAAACCTAAAAATATGAAAGAGGGATTATATAATCATCCACAGGTCGGACTCATCACAAATGCAGTGGTTGAGTTAGAGGATGGCTTAAAGACTATTAAAGTTATTACATATGATTCTGTAGATCAATTGATGCAGGGTATTTCAAAACGTAATAACATATCACCAACTCTTCTCCATAATCAATTTAAGGCAAAACATCTTACAATTCCTGATGATTGGGCAATTCGTTATCGAATGAATAAAAGAAAAGGTATCGAAGAGGCTAAGATGACTTCAGCTCAGAAGAGAAAGGATACAATATTGAAGAAAAAATATGATGACTCTGATATGAAGAAAAATATGCAGAGACAGTATGGTAAAGAAGAGGGTAAGAAAGTTTATTTTGCAACGATTCGCAAACAGGCGATGAAAAAAGAAGAGTATATTGCTGAATTAATGCCTGCAACTTTAGGTAGTTATGTTAAAAAAGCGGCTGTGGATCAAAGAATGAGACAAACAGCAATCGAAAAATTACCAAAAGTTCAAGCAAATGTGCAAAGAAAGAAAATTGCTAGAAGACAACAAGGTATTAAAAGGGCAGTAGATAAATTAGTTAAGGGTGCTGAACAAGGTTTAGGCCCTGAAGTTAATGACGTAATTAGAATTGGTTTTCAAGACCCTAAAAACAGTCCAAAATTAGACAAACCTGGCAAGGTGATTGATGCGAAAGATCGTTTTCCAAAAAAACTTGAGGATGATTATAAATATAACGTAAGCGAAGAAGGCCTTCGTGACTGGTTTGGTAAATCCAGCGGAACCACCAAGTCAGGACGTAAAGTGAGAGGATGGGTTCAAGTTGGTGGTAAGTATGATGGGAAACCATGTGCAAGACAGCCTGGCCAAAAATCAACTCCCAAATGCGTATCATCTTCTAAGAGAAGATCGATGAGTAAAGACGAAAGAGATAGTGCTGCGAGAAGAAAGAGAAAGGCAGATCCAAATCAACCACAAAAGAGTGGTGCTGCAAAACCAACTATGGTATCCACAGATCCTAAGAAGAAAATGAAAGAGAATTATTTAAATGAAAGATTAGGTGGAAAGGGAGTATCCAAAAAAGCTGCTTCTGGTTCCATATATCCTGGCAAAAAAGGTGATGGAGATTTTCCTGATTCTGATAGGGGTGCTGGTAATAAAGCAAAAAGGAGAGCAGGATTGCCTGTTGAGAAAAAAAGTCCAACTTATAAGGCGTATGCTGCAAATAAAAAAATGTCAGAAAATTATTTTAATGAAGCCAAAGACAAGAAAGGCAAGGGTAGTGGTACAAAAGACGCATGTTATCATAAGGTCAAGTCAAGATACTCTGTGTGGCCAAGTGCATATGCGTCTGGTGCTTTAGTGAAGTGTCGCAAGGTTGGTGCTGCAAACTGGGGTAATAAATCAAAGAACGAGGGATTCTCACC